ATTTTATCTAAGGAGGAACTTTATATGTTTAAGAGATTTTGGAAGAAACCTATCACATGGGGGACTATCATTATTGGTAGCTTAATCGCGGGTTTAATTGAATACGTGATTGCGGCTGCTACAGGAGTGATGCCAACCCCCAAAAGAGATTGGAGAATCTGTGGTCGAGAAAGTAAAGGACAAGGTAGGAAAAAACTAAATAAAGATTAAGGGAGGTATAAGAATGGCCTTAGTAGGCGTGTTGTTGGTACTTCTTGGGATTATGACTATTATATTAGGCATAGTCTTGAGCGGGGACAAATAACGATGCTAAGAGAGTTTTTACACGCTCTCTTAGTCTTTTATTTTTTACACGTTCTATTATAGGAGGTGATACACATGAAAATTGTAAAGAATGATGGCGAACATGTTGCAAAAGATTGGGATTGTAAGTATCTATTTCAATCAACTTATAGAGGGAAAAAGATATTTGCAAGCGCAAATTTACGCAATTTACTATCATTGCCATTTGTTAAACTTGGACTGGTAAAGCCGAAAAGAGATTAGGGCGCTACATGCGCTCTTTTCTTTTTCGTAAAAAATACATGCTCCTTAATAGAGAGGATATTAAAGGAGGTATGTATATGACAGAATTTTTAGTAACTTATTATATACTCTGCGGCTGTTTATTTACAGTCATGATGTATACGATCGATGAGGTTAATTTCATGGAAGGCTTTCATAAATGTAAAGCCAATGGTAAGTTAACTTTAGCGTTATATCTATGCTTAGTGATTGTAAGCTGGCCAATATGGGTGGTGAAGTTTATTATTAAAATGTTTTTATCGAGCATTCGTTAAGACATATCCCTCTAAGGGCTGGAGCTTATGGATAAAAACATAGGCTCTCGCTCTTTTGTTTGCAGTAAAAATTACATACACCATAATAGAGAAACTGTAAACAATTTAGGAGGGATTTATTATGACTATCGTAGCATTAATGGTATTGACAGTCTGTGGAATGATTCTCCACGAAGATTGGTCAGAAGAAAAAGAAGAAAGAGGTATTCATTAAAACAATGCCTCTTATCTTTTTTCATAGAAACCCAAACAACATATTTCAAAATAAGGAGGAAAAAGTTATGGGATTTTATTTATTAAAATGTTACATTATGTGGGGTTTGATCGTTCTTGCGGTTCAGTTTGTATTTAGAGAGAAAAAACTGAAAGCACTGTTCGATCAGTATAAGAAGGATCACGAATCCTGGCATAGGATTCTGGTTGTTCTTTTCATGGTCATTGCTTGGCCCAAAACGTACCACGATGTACGCCGTATCAAGCTTGATAAGCAGTAAAAATTACATGTATCCTAATAGAGCAGTAACTATTATATTTTTATTAGGAGGGAAAAGAAATGAAACTATTAAAAACTATCGTAAAGGCTTTTTTGATTCTATTGTTGTGCGTAGCTGCACCAATAATTTTGGTGGGCTTATTAGCAACAGCTGGAATCGCATTGCCGATTATCGGTATTGTGGCAATCATTTTCTTCCCAATCCTTGTGATTGGAATTGTGATTGGTCACTGCGCAAAGAAATAAGATTAGGGCGCTACATGCGCTCTTTTCTTTTTCTATATTTTTTATTAAGGAGGAACTTTAAATGAGTGACAAAGCAAAGGCAATTGTAAAAGCCACGGTAGGTGTAACTGTGGTTGGATTAGCGTTCTTCGTTGGCTTCAACGTTGGACAAATCGATCTTATGACTTCGCTGATCGATCGTTACGAAGAGCACGGAGAAAAACTAGTAGACACATGGAGTGTCAAGAAACACGGTGATATGATGTATGATGTAATGCTTGAATGCATTGGTGATTAAGGAGGAAATTTAAATGAATAAAACAAATTTTGAAGGTTATCAGGATGTAATTGTAAAGGATCGTAAGGGCAACGATGTCCGCAAACTGGTTGTCAATGTTACTCTACTTAGGGAACATTGCCAGAACTATGCGACCAAGCATGGGAAGACTATCAGCTGTATCCTGGCTGCAAATTATATTCCTACAAACATCTTTGCTAATGCAAAGTATCAGTATGTTGGAAAGACATTCGGTTTGAAAGCCGAAAAAGATAAAGAAGCGTATAAGGCGAAAGCAAAAGAAACGGATTATGGATTCTTAACTCCAGATGAGTTAATTGATATTTGCAAAACATTCCAGCTTAATCTTGCTCCGAAAGACTTTTGTGTTAAGAAGATTGTTGATGAAAAAGACGAGCCGGTAAAAGATTGGCATGCTGAGATGCTTCAAGCTGTTCAGGAACTTGATGAAAAGTATGCCGGCAAGGATTTCATGGTAAATGGAACACCGTCCGACTTGTTCAAGGTAATGGCTGCAGCTTTCACTTTTGCGATGCATTAAGAATAGGAGAGAAGAATAATGGGTAAACAGTATAAAGAAAAGCTTATTGGTGTTGAACTGTCTACTGAGCATCCAGAAGTCATTGAGAATCCATTTCCAATTTTAAACTTAACATATGAACGGGAGTGGGACAACGGAAAAATAGAGCATGTTACACTCAATAGTGTAATACTCCCAATTGATCCTTGTATGGTACGAGTTCATCATGATGACAGCAACCCTTTCTATTATTCGTACGCTTGTGATGTTCATCGTAATAGACTTGTTTTGGAATTGTTCTCAGATGAAGGTAAAGTCTTAGATGGTATCAGCACAAAAGTAGTCAAGGAAGCTGATCCTGTTGAAATGACTATGTCTGAGATTGAAGCCAAATTAGGATATAAAATCAAGATTGTAAATAAGGAGGCGAAAGATGATTGAACTAAAGCAGATCTGTAATGGGTTATGTGCATATTCGTTATCCAATATGGCTTTTTATCAATTATACAATAAAAATAATTTCTTATTTGAAGGGCTAGACGTTGTTGATGTACTTGATTGTGATATGTTTGAGGTTGAAATATTAGGCCCACTGGATGTTTGTGGTGATGCAATTTATATTTATCGTAAAGTTTTGGAAAGAAAGGGAGAAATTATGATACCTATAACCGATGAAAGATGGAATGAGATGTACTTCATGGGACAACTTTACAATGAAGTGTGTAAGTTCATCGATTCAATGATATTATGCAATGAAAAGCCAGTAACTGAAGACGATATTGTTTGGATTGTCAATCGTATTGGCGATTCTATGTATATGGACCGGTTAGCAGCGCAATGCTCATTATATTCTGCGTTATATACTAAGTACATCAAGCCGAAGGAAATAGAGAAGATGGTTTTGTACGGTACTGATATTCAACAAGTTATTGTTGATGAGCCATGCGTACTTAAAGACATTCCGCCAACAGATGAAATGTTCTTGCCAGACAATCGCGAATCAAGACGTCATGGCTACAACTATGCAAAAGAAACAAGTTACAAAAAACCGAACAGGAGACGCCCTTGGGAATAAAGGATATTTGAAAGGAGACAAATATGGACGAACAGAATAAAGATGTAACAAATAAAATCGAGGTACTTGAAGAGAAAGTCGAAAAGAAAGATGCTACTGATCGTGTGCTAGACTTTTTTATATTTTTACTTGTAGTTATAGCCGTTGGGGCTTTTGTAGGGCTTTTTATTTGGGATAACTACAATGACCACAAAATAGAGAAACAGAAAGCCCGTATCGAAGAACTGGAAGAAAGACTCAACTACAAAACCACTGTTGAGATTGGTCCTCTGCCTTGCCCATTCTGTGGTAGTGAACTTGTTGAGACAAAGCACGACCACTATCATGGCTATTATATCCACTGCGAAGAGTGCGGTGGTCAAACCGGTTTCCCTTATAGTCTTCTAAATGATGATGAAGTAACGATGAGCGAAGCTATTGAAATGTGGAACAAGATGGCTGGTATGGAAGTAAGAGAGCAGCTCAAACAAGAAACGGAGGAAGAATAATGAACATCGATTGCGAGAAAGCGGATTGTTATTTTTATGATCATCCTTCTTGCGGTGTACCAAAATGCAAATTTGACAATCATAGTTTAATTAACCGTGACTGTTCAAACTGTCAGTATTATATTACAAGAAACCATGCACGTATTGTAGTTGTTAATTATGTAAAAGAAAGAAAAGGAGAATAAAAAATGAAAGTATTTATTAATGTAGAAACAGAAGGAAAGAACAACGAGGAACTCACTGCTGAGCTTGTTATGGTAAAATCATTTGCCGTTAAGAAGATCACAGACCTGTTCCCAAGTGTGAAAGCTGATAAAGATATCGAATTTGTATCCCCTCTGAGCATCTCTGGTCGTGAGAACGACTGTAAGCATATCCATTTAGAAGATCATGCTAGGCTTCTATTGACGCTAGCAGACTGTGATGTTCTTATTGACGCTCCACAAACTGGCTACGGAAGAAGACGTATCGGTAGCTGTGCGATAGCTAATGCAGCAAGAGATTATGGAATCCCGGTTGTGGAATTGGGTCTTAATGATTATAATGATCCAAGCAAAGGCATGTTTGTCAATGTTGCCGACTATTATAGTCTTCCTAAACGCAGATCAATCCGACAAAACGTTACATACTCAAGATACAACCAAGGACAGGATAATTATGAGGAGGAAGAGTAATGGGTAGTAATGTTAAAATCGAGATCGGTAACGCTAAACCGGTGCCATTTGAAAAATTGTGTAAAGGGGCATTCTTCACTTTGGCATCAGATCCCGAAAATATCGTGTATCAAAGAGTTAGCAATGCTTATTCAAGTCCGAATGACGCAGGATATCTCTACAATGCCATCAAAGTTTCTACCGGTGGCCATGGATGCTTCAACGATGATGAAAAAGTTTATAAAATGAAAGGGGTGTTAAAACTTGATTTCGAATAATATTATTTATGAAGCACCAAATCCGCATCCAGTAGCTTTTGATGTCCTTGAAATAGGTAAGATATTTACACCGGATGATATGTTAGAATTACCGAAGCATACATACATGAAAATCGAGGAAATTAGGGACAATGGTATAATAGTAAATGCTGTCGATTTGCTGACCGGTGAATTCAAGATTTTCTCATCATGTGCAGATGTATATTCTTTGAAAGGAGAAATAAAAGTTGAGTACGAATAAACTTGATATTTTGTTAATCTCAGCAGCTAGCGTAAGCTTTGCCGGTTTTGTTGGTACCGCTATATACGCTCATATCAACGCTAAAAGGCTTAAACGCTTGAGCGATAAGTTCGGTGTAGCTATCGATCACATTGTTGATGAGACTGATATTCAGATTCCGCAAGAGATTATGGATCGAGCTATGAACGAGGCAGTTAAGAAGGCTGCTAAGAGCCAGGTTGAGGTTTCAGCCATTGAGGTCACATCCAGGATTAAATCAGACATGTCTGTGCATCTTCGTGAAAAGGTTGAAGACTGTACAAGGAATCTTGAAGATGATATTAAGGCTGAATACCGGAAACAGATCAAGAACTTAAATCTGGATGATATTCGTAGTGAGGTTGTAGCTGAGGTTCGTGAGAAAGCTTTGAAGATGATCAAGTCCAATATGGATGATATTATCGAGAAGCATAATGACGAACTGGATGCCACAGCAAGAGTCTACGAGAGCCTGAAAGAGAAGTTCGATCTGTAGTAAAAATTACATGCCTCCTAATAGGAATTATATTTCTATTATAGGAGGGAAAGATATGAAATCTGTAGAAGTTAAACGAGGTCCAGCAGAAGTAAAAGTCATTATTATCGACGGTGGTCGTGATCGTGATATTTCTGATTGGATTCCGGAGACTACAAAGAAAAGTATTCTAGAGGCTTATAAAGAATACTGTAATGACAAGAAAGCAGGGAGCTGGTATTAACACCGGCTCTCTCTTTTTATGAATGGAGGAACTAAATGGTTGATATTGAGTTTTCTAATCGTAATAAGCATGTAGAAGATTTATATCTCAGTATAATCGAAGGTATGAAATATACGGACGATAAGAAGATGGCTGAAGCTATGACAATCAATGATGAAACGAAAATAGATCTTAAGTTCGGTAATGACCCGATGGTTGATAAACAGTATCGAGAAGACTTGTTTGGTAATAACGACGCTAAGCTAGAAATCGAAACTGACGATGACATGCTGGAAGCTTTGGCTAGATTCTATTCAAACTATCATACTGGTAATGAAACAAGGGATGAAGTTGCGGCTAGAATGTCTAGTTGGTTGCTTGAATTGCAGGAACTTCGCAAGATGAAGAGTGGGCTGAAGAGCTTTATGGACGATTTTAGGAGGTATAAAAACAGCACAAGTGAAGCATACAATAAAAAGTATACCGAATACGTAAATGGAAAGGTTGCCGCAATAAATGTAATCGTTTCATACATTCGCCACTATGGTCTTGATTTAGACAATGAGGTGTGGAAATGAAAGGAGACTGAGGTAATAATGGATAATCAAAGATACAAAGAATTAGATGATATTTGTAACGAGATGGAAAAACTGATGACTCGTACAGTCGGGGAAATTCTTGAGAGGCATTGTGATTTAAAAGTGTATTACTTTTTTAGTCATGATGAATTTTCTTTTGAGGTTGATGTTCCTTATTATAATGCCACGCTTAGCACCGGTTGCGTTATTCCGGCGATGCTTTTCCGAAACAAAACAAATGACGAGCTCAGGGAGATATGCATTGATTATGCTGGCACTTTAGCTACGGCCTTAGAAGATTCAATAAGGAGATACGGAGATGAAAAGGGAAAAGCGTGAGAAAATGATACGGCGTTCGTGGAAGAAAGCAGTTAGGAAGTGGAAATGTACCAATAGTTTTCAACTAATTGATTACGCCAAGCCTATACTATGGTTAGACAATATGGTGTGCCGGCCAAGTATAGAGTTTTTTGCTCCTGGTTTGCTCAGAAATAGAAAGATGTATCAAAGAGGACAAAGAATTGTAGCTTATAGACGATATAAGGGAAAGAGAGGATTGTAAAATGCATACAAATTATGAGCAATGCGATGATGTTCGTTTGCTAAGATGCAAGAATGTTTGGCCAAAAGACCATAAGGAACTTACGCATCTACTAACTTATGAGGTAAAGTATAAAAGCGGAAAAATCGAACATGTGCGTATGACAGCAGATACTCCGTTCCCACTTAGATATTTTGAAATTAATGAGGGTTCTCGTTTTAGCGACTATGAACAGCTAATACAATATTTGCATTTATCAACGCCGAAATGTGATAGAATATTGATCAAGGACGTTAAGGTCTTACTAATCAAAGAAGCTGATCCTGTCGATATGACAGTAGAAGAGATTGAAGCTGCTCTCGGCAAGAAGATTAAAATCGTTTCTAAGGAGGATTAAGAATGCTAAACATTATATTACTTATCTTATGCCTTATTATATTTGCTTATTGCATTTATCTTACGGTAAATAAAGTTGGAAACGAACCAAAATACGGTGGAGAGGCTTTCATTAAAGAGATCGAAGAGGATGGGATTCCTTATCAGACATGGCAATTGGTGGTATCTCCGGAAGTTATGAGTAGTATTAAAGATGGCGACCAGATTGCACTTACGGTACATAAGGAGTAATCTATGGATAAAGAATACGATTATGACTGGTCTATGGAATACTGCAAATGTTTAAAGGACACACAATTGATATCCGTAATACTTACTTTAAAAGATGGCACTAAAGTAACGTGTAGCCGGTATCAAACGCCATGTCTTGATATTCACGGTATTCAAAAGGTGGCTGAAGAAGTAGCTGAATGGGCATTTAGAAATAAAGCACAATTGCTATCTGATAATGCTGTAGATCATATAATAGAGGAGAGTTTGAATGACTGAGCTGGAATTTGAGAAATGGTACGAAGGCCGGAAATCCATGCATGATGAGGTTATTGATATTCTTGAGAGCCTTGCCCTGGTGAACGGTTCTGTAATTGAGGATGTGCATACGGTTATAGATGCCATTAAAAGTATTGATATTTCAAAAGGGTATAAAGTGGAGGAATAGTATGAACGAGGAAATGTATAGAAATTTTGCTATTAGTCTGAAAGAAAAACTTAGCGATCTGGTGAATGGTTCTGTATTTGTCGAACCGCATAAAGAGATTGATAGTGTTCTTGTCAAAATCACAGACAATGATATTTTCTTTACCAGGATCATTTATCATGTTGAAGCAGGTATTGAGAGAAGCTGTGATTACGCTGATGAGGTTGCTGCAGAAGTTCTGAAGTATTATAAACGGAACGTTTTCAAAAAATACATAAAGAACTACGATAAAGGAGCTGGTAAACGGGTTGCGAATTCTTTCTGCGTGCTTTCTTATGAATAGGAGGTGACATTATGGCTTCTGTAAGTTATAATCAGATGCTAGAGGTTGTTATGAACGAGTATCAGGGACAGCGTTGGCATGAGAGAGTTAGCAAAATGCCAAAGAGACAGGTGATCGCTATATACCATCGGATAATGATGAAAAGAGCAGATCTAGAAAGTCATGGACATTTTGTTGAAATGATGAAGGCTCTCGATGGACAAATTGTTAAACTAGAATGGGCCAAGCAGGAACAAGTGCACCAAATTGATATTTTCGAATATGCAGCTAAGGAGGGAATTAAATTGTGAGGCATAAATTTCAAGGCAACAAATTAGGTCCTGGCTATTGGGCCTTTGGGATTTATATTTGTCATGATCCAAACTGGCATGAAACTTACATTCGTTTAGGGCTTATTAAGTATGAAGTCTTAATCGGTAGCCTTCGGCATTATATTGATAACGGTTAGGAGGAAATTAAATGAATAAAGTAATTGTAACATATGACAGATCAAACGAAGATATTCCGACATTAATTATTGCAAGAGAGAACATTGGTTTCTTAAATCCGGGTATCGACGTTATTAAGATTGTTACTGGAAGACAGGCTGTCGACTTGTGGGATAGACTAACTGAAAAAGAAGGTGATAAATAATGAATGGATGGTATCAGACGAAAGATGCACGTACTGGCGTAGATGTAGTGATTAATTTAGATGCTGTTATTGCTATATTTAAGGCTGCTAATGGTAATGCTAAGTTTGATATTCCTGTTACAGTACCGCTTGTTGTGAATTTTGGTTTTTCTGAACCGCAAAGTGTAATTGGGAGTTGCCGTGTAACTCGTGATGAGATCGGGTTATCTATTGATGGGGCTATTTATGACGGTATTGATATTCCTAAAGAAGGGTATATTGGCGGATATTACAATCAGGTTTGCAGAGATGTTGATGTGATTCGTTCTGCAACTTTACGAGCAGTTTCCATAGTAAGTAATCCTTGCGACTGGGAATGTAAATACAAAACGGAGGACAAATAATGGAGATTTTCAAACAACCAAATGGTAAGTATGCTACACTCAGTGATCATTTATATTTTGCTAAGCCGGCCAAAGGCATCACGCTAAAAACAAATCTTACTGAGGATGAAGTTATTGAGGCTTTCATGATTGACGCTAGAGATAGAGCTAAGCGTATTATGAAATCTAAAGATTTACTAGTCAATAACAAAGACATGATCAAGGCTCATTTCACCGATAAGCAGTACAAAGAAATGGGATTTGCTGGTGGTTACGATGAGCTTAAGAAATTCATTCCAGCGCATGTAGAAAGCCAAAGTTACTGTGGTCATGACTGTACAACCTATGGTAAATGCCCTACCTGCGGAGAAACAGTTCAGAATGGTATGGGTGGAACTGATAAGGTTTGTCCCAAATGCAATCAAATTCTTACATGGGGGTATAATTATGACTAAAGATTATATTTGCCTACATTGCAAAAAGCATGATGACAAAACTTGTAAGTATTCGCCGGATTCCAATACGGTAACGTGCGGTAGCTTCTATCCCCATAATGCTGAAAACAAGTCTAAAGAGTCTATCATGAACATCAAAAAGACAGTTAACAAAATCTACGAACAAGGGGGACACCTTTAAATCATGTCTGTGAAAAGAAGTATCGTGGAATTCACCATGATACAGCGCCGGTCAATTTCGAGGCTGAGTACAAGCAACAGAAAAACAAAAAGTTATCGCCGAAAACAATCGAAATGATTAAAGCTGCAAGAAAAAAGTTACAGGAGGACAAAAATGAGAATCAGAATCATTAAAACATTCAGGAAAGATCAAAAAGAAGATATGCTGAAGTACAAAAAGTTCTTTACCAATGCTGTCGGCTTCTCTCCGAAGGCTATGTACGGTAAAGACCCAGAGGGATTATATCCGGAAGATGTTTACACTGTGTATGTGTCAACTGAAAAAGAATACAAAATGTATCAGGAAGCGCATAAAGCAGGTAAAGTGTAATGCACAAAAAATACAAAGGCCATAATGGTAATGAAAAAACTCGAAAGGAGATTTGAAAAATGACAGGTTATGATGACGAGACAGAAGTTGTAGAGGGTTCACTTCAGGAATGGGTCTATAATGAGCTGACGGATATTAAAGCAGATGATCCAGATTATGCAACGAAGGTTAATTCTCTTGCATCACTGTATAAGGCAGTAAACGATAGGAGTCGTATCGAAATTGATCAGGCTAATGAAGCCCGTAAAGATCGAAACGAGCGCTTACGTTCTATTGCGACTATTGCAGGTGCAGCAGGAGGAATCTTGATTGCAGGTTTGAATTTTGCGCTTGGTCTGAGAGCTACGAAGAAAGAAGAAGATTATGAGCACGTGAACCGAGAGGGAATGAATGCCGCGACACGTGGTCTGTCCGGATTAAACGGACTTTTTAGAAAGTAGTTGCCAAATTAAGGGAATGTGTTATGATTAAACATGTTCCCTTATATTTTTTATTAAGGAGAATGATATGACAATTGACAATGCGCTTGACGCAAGCAAATCTAGAATTGATAAAGTACGATCTTTTAAGGCTGCTATTATTAATGAGTTTAACCGCGAAACGTTTGAAGAGTTTATCCAGGTATTACGTGAAAGTGCAAATCAGCTTTATAAAATTTCAATAGTTGGACAGGACGCGTATAATCATAAGTTTGAACTTTTTATAAGCTCATTCGAATATCAACCTTTTAATGGTTGTGTATCATTGACGATAAATTATAAATGGAGCAAATCTTCCGATAAACCATCGAACTGGCATAAAGAAGAGCTTTTATTGTCTAGTGGTAGGTATCAAGATTATAAACGTGATGCCAACCGTATTTACAAGAAAGACAAAGCGGACGATGTAAAACCGGTTAATAACACTTTCGAAAGATGGAAAGAAGCCTACCCTGTAACATATGAAATCTTGTTTAACTTGTTCTATAGGTGGTCACAAGCATGCACTAATAGAAATGGCTACGATAAAATTGAACATCTTTGGGAATATCATAAGTCGAGCATGGGCCGATGGAAAATGACAGATACAAATGTGGCAAAAAATGTTTTGCGCTACGAGATACTAAATATGTACTTTAGCCGACCTGGGCGTAAACTCAGTTTTCAAGCCGAGTTCGAATATATGAATGGACTGGGAGAGATAGCGAAAACTAAACTTACAACTGATTTTATTGAAGCAGACACTTTATATTATATCGAAAGTGAGGCTCTGGACTACTTTGCCACTAAGGCGATTGGCAAATCTGCTGCAGATAAAGAAGATAAACCACACGATGACGCTGTAGATGCTATTAGCTACACTGTATCCTCAGGAAGACGTACTGGAAAGTATCTAACTTCAATAATTGTTGGCATGATTCAAAGAAAACTTATCGAAGAAAATGATATTTCGGTTGGGGACTTTGAAGGGGTTGTAGACGCTTTTACCTTTGAGTATTATGGTGTGACGTTAAAAGCATACGTGAAATCAATTGGTTATGTTACTGCTGAAGATCATCCTGGTTCGACTGAGAAAAAGATTGAGCTTCATGATTTAATAGTTTGTGTAGACGATCAAGGCGCTAAGTTTGATATTCGCATAGATTCTGTGCCATACCATGGAATACATTTTGATATTAGGCGAGGCAGTCTTACAGATGCGATTACTGGTGTACATGTTAGTAAACATTCAAACGAATGGGTTATTTACAGAATCAGAAGGCAAGAACGCCTAGGAAAAGCTGTAGACCTGCACTATTTGCCACCAAAAACACCGGTAGCTTATAACTCAAAAGATGTTGAATTCTGTACGAACTTTTATAATTATTTAAACGAAAAGGAGACTAAAGAAATGAAGAAAGACGAAAACAAAATCATTATCAACCACAACGCAGTTATTGTTTATATTGGTTCATCAAAAGCTGTTGTACGTGTAATTGATAAAAAGACAAAAGAAGAAACTGGTTCCTGGAACACTAAGGCTGGCGTAATTATGGCCATCGCTAAAGTGTTCGGTATCGGCACACACATGTACAAAATGTACGAGGTTCTGAACACGATCAACAAACCTACTAACAAGACTCTTGATTTTGTTGCTGATGAGATCAGGCTTAACGGTAAGAGAATCAAAAACTATAAGTGGTACAAGGAAGCTATCAATACCAAGAGACCTGAGCCTGGCAAGCAGGTTGAAATCATTATGGAATAAATTATATTAGCTAAGTCAAAGGGCGCTCTACGGAGCGTCCGAAAGACTTTATAAGGAGGATAAATAAAATGTTAATTCTATTATTTGTTATATTTGCAGTACTTACTTTTTTGGCCGTAGCAGCTGATTCTGAAGAGGCTTTTAGCGTTACATTAGTCTTAGCGGTTTGTTGCTTGATTGGCATCATTGTCTTTGGCTACCAGGTTTCACAAGGCTCCGTTATCCAGGCTAAAATCGATATGTATACGGAAGAGAACCAGAAAATTGAGTCTGATATCGCGGTACTTGTCGAGAAGTATATGTCTTATGAAGGCGATGTAATGAAGGACGTATCCAGCGAGAGTGCCATTACATTAGTAAATTTATATCCGGATCTGAAGTCTTCTGAGTTAGTGGCTCAGGAGATTCAGGTTCACACCGATAACAATGCTAAGATTAAGAGCCTTAAAGAGGATAAGATTAATCTCAGTGTTAAGAAGTGGTGGTTATATTTCGGTCATTAAATAGGAGGGTAATATGGACTGGTTTTACTATGTATGGATGGTTCCAGTTGCAATAGGACTATCGGCATGGACTTTCTTTTCGATTCGTGATATTTTCGCGACTATACGTGAATACATCAAAGAACCTGAAGATGATATATTAACTTATATGGCTGACTACTTGGAAGAGTA